CTGCCACTTCTATAGATTTCTCTATAGTTCCGACTATCTCATCACTTTCGTGGGCGGCACTCGTGTCAGGTTTATTGGATTGTGTATCCTCACCTATTAGTCTGTGAACCTTTCTCCCTACAAAAATCAACACATTCGAGAGACTTGGCTGCGGATTGTCATATGCTAAGATAGCACTTAGAGTTCCCCGCAATTCACCGCCTTTACTACTTGAACTGTGCAACACATCATGACATTGAGCACATATAGGACATACATTAGTTTCATCTTTAATTCTACTTGGATTTAATACTTTGGATTCTATATGATGTAATTCTAACTTTTCTTTAGAACCACATACTATACATTCTGCATCTTTTAATATATTCTTTCTCCAAGTTCTGTAAGATGTATGTGCCAGATACTGTACTCTGTTATTCCAAGAACCTTCTTTCCAGTTGTAACCATTTTCTCCGGTAAGATTCTTAGACATCCATTCTCCTTTGCATACGTTATTGCAGAAATGGGTATCAGTCTGTTTCATCTGATAATTCCATTTGAAGATTTCTTTTCCGCAATTTGCACACAAAGTAGATATCATTTATGCCGCCATTTCAAGGGGGTCTATGTCGTTAAACCAGTTGTTTGTGTCGTAGTCATCCAAACGCATGTAAGGAACTACCTTGAAACGGCCCTTCATCATGTTTATAGTGTTGTTAGCACTTGTAGGATCTTTTTCAGAACCCACAATCTCCATCGCTGTATCGTAGAGGTTATCAGGAACAAGCAACATATCAGGATTAATCTCAAGCCTGTTGCCAATATCATCTCTGAATTTCCTCATAAGGATACGTGTAGCAGCAAGAGACGTTTTGGAAAGTGCTGACGTACCAGCATTGTCAAAACCAGAAGTCGTAGAGGCTCCCGATTTGGTTGTATGCGAATCACTACACAGAGCAACACCCTCTTCAGACGTCATGAAGTCAAACGCATTTGAAAAAGCATAAGCGAACGGACGCACTGCAAGTTTGTCCATTGTACGCATAGCACTCTTGGTAAGCATCTCTACTTTATTATCAAGAACACCATACTGTTTATCTGCCAAAAGTTTACGTTCGAACTGGATACCAGCTGCGTATTCTTTCGGTTCGATCTTGGTGTAGTAACCCGGATTCAGGCTCATGTATGAAATTGAACCATTGAATTCAGGGATGTCACCAAGAGCGCCAATTCCCCAATACTCCTGCCATGCTGTACTAGAACCAGTCCTAGTATACAGAGTGTCAATCATCGGGGGGATTTCCTGAGCAGTCGTACCATCAAAGATCTTGGTAAGACGTTTATCAAGAAGCCTTACAAACTGTGAAGATGTTAACGGATTAGCCATGTTCTATTCCCCCTTATGACCTAATCTGGCTGAAGTGGCAACCATCAAAACGAAACTCAGCATATTCACTACCAGCCACATCAGCTTTAATATTGTACACAAAAGCACCAAAGTAATTAGTTGTACCTCCGGAAAGAGTGTTATCAATAAAGAGACCGGGGCCACCAATGTAAATCAACGACATACCCTGTTTAAGCGAGAACCTAGCAAACGTATCACCAGCTACAACGTCATACGGAAAAGCTACCGTTACATCCATAGCAGTTGTAGATGTATCATTGGTTGTTCTCCAGAGTCCCATATTCTTACCTGAACGACAATAGACTGAACAGGTATTAGCTACAGGAGTGAAAGCGGAAGCAGACTGAGTACCAGCAGTCGTATAACCTGTAGAATCTGCACCACCCGTATCAGTTTCAACAGTCACCGAAGCAGCTGTCTCGTTGATGTATCCACGAATAACCGTCTGGGGAAGAATCTCAGCGACCTGAATAAGAACCTGAGGATCGTTGGGACTATACATACCAGTACCGCCATTATAGAAGTCACGTGCAAGCTCATTAGCCTGAGTTACAACACCAGTGGCATACTGTTTGTTAAACGTAGTATTGAAGGTCTGTTTCATATCTGAGAAACCTACGACGATACCAGCTACAACCTGAAAGTTTGTGGTGTCAAATGCACCAGCAGGGACAGCAAGAGGAACTACTGTACCGGGAGTAGCAGCTTTCGAAGCAGCAGTGAAGGCTACCAACTGACCCATGTAATATGTAGAAGTACCATCGGACGCTGCCCAATATGTCCTTGTAGTACCTTCTGCGATTTCAAAACCGTAATTCATAATAAACCTCCTAAAGATTTATCCGTTAAAAGTTAACGCAGCCACAGAACCAACAACCATTGTTGACTACAGGCTGCCTACAACCATATGTACTAGAAGGGACACCACCTATCCAACCAAACACATCTATTACTAGAAATGTTTTATTGTTGGGATCTAGAGGAACAGAGAATTCTGAGTTAGTAATATTACTTCTGTCAGAAGGTTTGTTTCTGTCTACTCTATTAATAGATCCACAATTAGGGCATTTAAAGTATTTATTCTTATCTTCAAGTTTCCCTTTCACGTACTTTCTTCTCATTGTTTATCCTTACATTTTTAATTTTGTTCCACGAAGTCTATCTGGTACATCTCCGTCAAGTGCATCAAAGATTTCATCAGCAGTTAAACCCATCTCCTTAGCATAAGAAGCAGCTTCGGCATCGAGTTTAGGGGCTTTCCTCTGAGGTGTACTTGTTACTGATGTTGTGGTAACTCCCGTTGGTACGTTAGAACCACGCTTACCAGAGAAAGGAGTCTGTACTGACTTCACTGCCCTGACAAAGTTCTTAGAAGCGTCTGTATAGGGGTTCATAGAAAGCCTAACATTATAGGGTGAACCCTGATCCGTCATCTTCTTAAACACTTCCTTTGCCAAAACAGGATCATCAATCTCACTTATGAGATCCCGAAGACTCTCCGCATAACCATCCTGATACTGCTGGTTGGCTCTTACGAATTCCTGTTGTTTTCTTACTTCACGCTGAACGATCTTCTCTTCAACCAAAACATCAATGTCAACGGGTTTCTCTACTACATGTCCGTATTCATCATACTCTGGTTCGATAGGTTTACGGTTCAACTGTTCAAGTAAACTATCAATCTTGGAATTCAGATGCGAGAATTCTTCTTTAGAAACCATCTTATCTTCAATGTATTTCACCTTACGCCCAAGCTTAGATGCTTCAGGGTGTGAAACCTGAGGAACGGTTTCTATCTGTGCTATAACTCCAACTTCTTCTACTTCTTCTGTTTCTTCAATTACTTCATTGCCCATGAACTGTTGAAAGGCCGCATCCAAATCAGCATCTGATACTTCGGAAACTTCTTCAGTAACCTCTGTCTCAAGAACTGGTTCTTCTTCGTTAACGCTTTCTATAGGTTCAAACTCATCCATTACTTCTCCCCTCGACCAGTAAGTTCTAGATACTGGTTGATTCTATTTGACAGTCTTATGATTCTGTCTTTGAGGTATTTCATCTCTACCAACAGATCGTCATCTACCTGTCCTTTTTCATATCCGAAACCCTTATCAATTAAAGCCCATAGCAAAGTTTCGAATCGTTCAATGTCATCAAATAAAAGATCTCTTCCAAGCTCAGTAGCCAATACTGGGCCAATGGAACTTATGTGCTGTTCTAACTGTTTCTGTGTAGTCCTTCCCTTTCTCCCAAAGTCTTTAAGGTACGCATTGACAGTTCTTGGTTCGTCTCCTAACATACTGTCTCCTTACATTGCTCCCTGATTAACACCGTTTCTTGTTTCTATTTCAGCCCCACTCATGGGAATACCTGTCTGATTCTGGGATGGAGAACCACCAGCTCCCTGTACGAACTGTCCATCATCCGTAGGCGGTGGAGCTTGTTCATCCAACAGAAAGTCTTTGAACTGAGGAAACTCATTACCAAATAGTTTAAATGCTTCTATCAAGAGATAGTTAATAGTCTTTATAACATTAGGATTAGGTATCGTACTTAACTTAGCAATAAAGGAATATATTAACTGAAGCTTTCTGTATTTGGAGTATTCCTGTTCTATTGAAGATGTTACCGGACTGTAGGTGTAATCGGCCTTAGGGTCAAAGTCCATTATATACTC